AACATTGAGCAGTTAGCCAATAAAAGGCACAAACTAATTATTGCTAGATTTTTCATTGAATTGTTCTGGGTCTGTTATCTTTTCTAAAGTTGTAAGTACTCTTAGTGAGCCTTTATTAATCCTGTTCTGTAGGTCAACTGGGTCTGCCAGTGCTTCTTGATCTAGGTCAAGGTTAGCAAATGTCTTTCTGAGTCTATTGACATCTTGCATAGCCTTTCTTCTTTCTTCTTCTAACAGATTGAGTTGTTCTTCTTGTGCTTTCTGCTGTTGCAGATAGCGTTCTATAGAAGCGTTCTGTTCTTCTATCTGGGTCTCTAAGACTATCTGATTACCTTTGAGAGTGCTGATCTGATCAGCCTGATAGTCAATGTACCATGCTGAACTAGCGATTGTTACGACTAACAATCCTCCTAATACTACTGATAAATTCATTCCCATGTATACACCTGTAATGGTTCTTTCTTACCTTTTGCCGCTATTGGCTCAAGTTTTTTCAAAGTATAGTCACACTTTATAGCAGTATTGTAACCAATGAGCAAATCAACGCCTGCGTCTTTTGTACCGCTTTCAAGCCTTGCTCCTGTGTTCACCGCATCACCTATTGCTGTGTAGTCAAACCTTTGCTCACTGCCCATGTTTCCTATAACCGCATAGCCTGTGTTAATACCTATACCAATAGCTACTGGTTTTATATTCTTCTCAACTAACTCATCATTCAATACTTCCATGTTTTTTTGTATGTCCAAAGCACAATCTATGGCTTTGTTTTCGTGGTGTTCTAAGTCTAGAGGAGCGTTAAATATAGCCATCATTGCATCGCCTATATATTTATCAACCATGCCTCCGTGCTTCTGTACTGCTGACTGTTGTGCAGTTAGAGCCTTATTCATAATGTAAGTAACTTCTTCTGGTTCTAGGCTTTCTGATAAAGACGTAAATCCTCTAACGTCTGTGAATAGAAAAGTTGCATAGCGTTTCTCACCGCCTAACTTGAGCTTGTCTGGATTCTTCTGTAGTTCCTTGACCTGTCTTGGGTCTAGGTAATGCTCAAATTGTTTCTTTATTTGTTGTCTTAACTTGTACTGTTCTCTAAATCTTAGATAAAAAGCTGTTGATCCTGTGATGAATTGTGAGATCAAAGTCCATGTTACATCTATCAAAAGACCTTGTTGTATTGTGTAGAAGCCATAATAAGCTGTTAGAGAGAAGATACCTGCAAATGATACTAGACCCCATGTGACCCCTAGAACGGTCAGGAGAACGTAAACAAATGCGACAGACAGGATAAATACTGCCAACTCTACAGCTAGAGCGTAGTCTGGAATGTATGGACTGTCCTGTATTAGTATGCTCTCTGCCAAAGCCGCTTGTATCTCATGTGGATATTTATAGCCTTTGCTTGTGGATAACTGTGGTGAAACCCCTTTTGCTGAGTAACCAATAAACACAAAGCGACCTTCTACATCCATTTCTTCTATCGTGGTCTGGGGTGTGTCTACCCAACTGATCCATTTACGACCTAGATAATCTGTCTTGACTGGCGGTATGCCTTGCACTACCACCTCTTCTATCCCTGCCTCGTTGGTCTTGATAATGTAGGTATCTGCATCAACCATAGTCTTTAGAACTTCTGTACCGTAGGCACTAACCCATCCATCAGGTGTTTTAAGCAGTAAGGGAAGCCTTCTAATCAACGAATCTACTTCAGGTCTACTGACTGCTATACCCTCGCTTGCCACCTCTCTAATCGCTTCTATGTTCTGTCTAACACCATAGGCAGGTATGCCAGAAGCTCCCTCACCCATGATTACTGTGCCTGTGGTTCTAGGATAGTCGCTAGAGTTGTTCTCAAAGGTTGCTATAACACTAGGCGCAAAAGATAACGACTCTGCTAAAGCCTCGTCATCTGCCTTACCAAACGGACTGTCTATCGGAAAAGACATCACTAGACCTAGACCTATTGCTCCTCTTTGCAGTAAGGCTACATTGATCTGTGCAAGTATCTCTCTTCTAAGTGGATAGCCATACTTCTCTAAATCTTCGTCAGTAATGTTCAGTATGGTGAAATATCCAGATGGTTCTTTGTCTGATACAAAAGCATCAAAGGTCTTTAGTTTGATGATCTCTGTAAGAGTTGACTGATAGGCTAGAGGTGTAGCCAAAATCAAACAAATTAAAAATCCGTAAAAATATTTCATTTCTATCCTTTACACTAAGTCCAAAAAGGATTAGTATCAAATCTTATTAATTGATTATACATACTATGAAAATATATTTTTACACTTGGGATACTTATTACAGAGAAGAAGATTGGGACGATTATGTAATTCAAGAAGGACAAAGGATTGAAACTTTTACAACACCAGAAGCAAGTCTCAATGCTTACAAAAAACACAAAAGAAAAATAGATAAACTCAACAGTTTGCAAGATGAAAAACACGAGCGACATGATTTTGCTACATTTCAGCGTTGGTCTATAACAGAGCCAGTCGGTTTAGAAGTTAAAGGATATCAAGACCTCAAACGACTTTGTAAGTATTTAGTAAATAGTGGTGAAATGGAGTACGATCAGTCAAACTGAGTAATAGTTAAAGTCTTGGTGCAGTTAGTAATGCAGTTGTAAGTTGCAGTAAAACTTTTATTAGTAGTTCCGCCTTGTGTCACTCCTACATTCCAATCATCGTTGTAGAAGTTTAGTCTCGCTGTATGATTTCCTGATCCTGACTGCGTTATTGAAGCTATGCCATCATCTGCATCTGCGTACCACCATATATCGGCATCATGGTCTCCGCTTCCAGATTGAGTGATTGTAGAAGAATTGTTGTCAGCACGGTTGGCATTGTAGATGTAGGCGTTGTGTTGTCCTGATCCTGATTGCGTTATTGTGGAGTCTGCATTGTCTCCGAAAGCATACATTTTAGCGTACTTGTCATTGCCTGTTTGAGATATTGCGTAGACGTTATCATTGCCTGCCATTAATACCTCACCATGATTGTTGTCACCTGTCTGTGTGATAGTTCCTGTATTGTCATCATTATCAAGGTCTAAGTAGCCAATATTGCCATCTCCTGTTTGTGTGATTGTGAAAGTATTATCTGAGTGGTTAGACCATTGTGAGAAAGCCTTAGCCTCATTATTATCGCCTGTAGAGACGATATCTATGTCTGCCCTAGTACAAGTATGGGTGCTGTAGTTTCCTTGCGATAGACCGCAGTAAACGGTTGCTACGTTGGTATATCCTACTTGCTTGACGTAAATGTCTGAATTAGAGCCTTTGGTATGCACATTAGTAGTATTATCACCAGAACTTATAATACAACTGAAGCTAATCAGACTGATTAATAATGATCGTACCATCACCACCTCCATTCACTTTGATCTTGATTAGTTGCGCTCCTGTCATAATCTCAAGATCATACTTACCAGATTTATCCAGTTGGAGATCAACGGTATTCTCTACTTGCCTTACAAAAGATATATATTGACCTTCTACAAAAGAATAAAGCTGCAAATTTGGGTCATATCCTACCGTAATTCCTTCAATAGTTATATCTCCTAGCTTCTGCACTTCTGTTTCTGTTTCTTGCAGTACATCCGTTATCACGTCTAATAGGTAGTCTATGCTCAGTAGATCAATGGATAGTCGGTCTATCTCTAATTCATCTTCATACTCTTCTTCTTCTAAGAACTCGCTGTCATCCAAAAAGTCTGTGTCTAATAGGTCGCTGCTTGATTGCTGTTGATCTTCTATAGCTTCTTCTATTTCTTCTGGTGGATTGACTAGCAACATATTGTCTAAAGCGTTCAATGAAAGACCAGAGATTGTTACTGGTTTTGTGGGTGGTTGCATAGATACTGTGGCTACTGTTGCTTGGAAAGGTTTGTCTAAGACAACTCTGCCACCTTCTGTATCTACAAATATCTTTCCAACTTCTCCATTTTCTTTAGGCAGATTGATGATGGTAGATTCTCCCAAAAGAGAGACTGATACTAGGAATTCAGTTCCTAAGACCCCTATGGTCGCTGACGGTGTTGTTAGCTTAATATTTTCTTTTGCTATCTTATTGAGTTTGGACGTTATAAACCTAGATGTACCACTTACTAAATTCAAAGATAGCTTATTATCTTTGGCTTTGTTTTCATTGTAGACGTATTCAGTAACTACTATTTGACTTTGTTCTGTAAGTTTGAGAACACTTGCATCTTTGAACTGTATAGCCATCCTGCCATCACCTGTTCTCACACGGTCATAGCTCATAATATCAAGAGCTAATTCTGCTAGCAGAGGATCGTTTGTGTTCTGCCTGACAACATCTCCAACCCCTCGCAACTCTGCGATAGAGCCTACATCGGCATACAGACTACCTGAAAGTAAGGCTACTAACAGCCTGAAGCACATTGGTCTATATCTATAGTACCGTTGCTAGTTGTAGCTGTTATTACTAAAACATCTGATGTAGAACCTCCAGTAGAGGTTTGGTCTACATCTATGTCGTTTGTTGAACCTGTGATAGTGGCAGTTATGCTGTGATCAGCGTTGCCAGTCTGTGTAGTATCAATATCATTACTGCTGCCTGTTATTGACCAGTTGTTGATACAACCGACAACCTCACAAGTAGCGTTTATATTGTTGCTTGATCCTGTGATAGCAAAGTCTTGATTACCTGCTGTTGCTGTAGCAGAAGCACCTTGTGTAAACGACAAGATGTTTGAATCGCCTGTGGCAGCATAATCAAAGTCAGTGTTTGCTACATCTCCTGTTCCACCTACTGCAAATGTACCCTGATTACTATCACCTGTTACATTATAAGTCCAAGACGTAGAAGCGGCTTGTAATATTGAAGCTGCTAGTGTGTTTGAGTCTCCTGTAAAATCCCAATTCCCTGTAAGACTGTTACCACCAAAAGTGACTCTAGTTTGGCTTGTACCATAGGTATTGGAGCTTCCTACTTGATCTATAGAAAGGTCTAAGCCTGAACCAGACTGCGTGATATAGATTAAATTATCTGCTGTGTTTGCAAATGGTATGAAACAAAGTAGCAATATTTTAATTAGATTTTTCATTCAACCTCCTCTAATTTTTCATAGTCGTAATCCCAGAATTTCTGTGATTTACCTTCTTCTATGAGCTTGTATAACCCAAGCTCTATAGCTGACCTTATTGCATAGCCTGTTGCTTCTGTCTGTGTGTAGCCTGTCTCTAATTCAATGAGTTCAGTACCCTGTTCCCAGAATCTCCAAACATCTCTACTTACACTTGCACTTAAGATTTCTTTTTTAACAGTAATATTAGATATTGTTTCTCCAGTCTGTGTCAAGACTAACCTCATAGATACCTCTACAGTGTCTACTCTCCATTGATTAGTTGCAGGTGAGAATCCTTTGATCCGAAATCCACTCCCACCACTTAGTATTGAGCTGTCATAACTTACAATCTGACCCTCTAGTATCAATCCTGCAAAGAGAAGTGGAGGTAACTTTGTAGCACCACTACCTTCAACAGCAACTCTTTGATTCTTGATTATTTGACGTTCTTTACTGAGATTGTTTAGAGAAGATGAACTTCTATCAAGAACTGTAAAAAAATTACCATCTGACACATAACTTAGTGCATCTAGTACATAGCTATTAGCACCTTGTGTTACAGCAGTTGAGAATAATGCCATCTTACTTGATGGTTTTCTTTGTCCTGTTAAGTCAGGAAAATCATAAACAGCGACTACAGCCTTCTGTTTTGGTATTGGTATTTCTAATAAGGCTTGTAGTGTAGGTCTAATTATCTGAGGTTTTTCTTCACATTTAAGTAAATCAACACAATTAGTATGTCCAACTGGTGCGAATGCAGCACAACTAGACAAGACAGATATCACTGCAATTAGCCACAGTTCTCTGAACATACACCAAATATACCTATCGGTATTACTATCTCTGTAAATGAACCATCTTCAGCTTCAACTATCAAGATAATACTCTCACCGTCATTAGAATAAACGATTCTGTTGCCCTCTATAACTATCTCACCACCACTACCTCCTGTGTCATCAAAAAGAGAGCTAGTGATGTCCTGAGCCATTCTGCTAAGAACTCTGGACTGTAACGATCTTATAAATTTGTTTAGGGTGGAGTTTTCTTCTTCCCTAATTGCATCTTCTAGCTCGTTTTTAAGAGCTTGTACTTGATCCTGATTTCTTGTGAATTGTTGCTCGTCTATAGTCAACCATGCTGCTGAAGTGCCGACTCCTGAAAAGCTAGGGTTCTTAAATTCTTGTACTAAGGTATCTGCTTTGACTGATAAAGAAACGACTAG